ACTTTTTCTAAGATAACAACATCATTCTTGTTGTATTTCTTCATGACCGACCATGCCTTTTTATCTTTCGCCATACATTGAATCCATAATTCATGACCAATATGTTTGACTTTCTTACCAACACCTAATGCTTGTGCAACATAGTCAAGCTTGTTACTAGGGAATTTAAACTTACGTCTTGATGTCCGTAGTAAATCAATCTCTTTGTATGGTGATGGTGGTCGTAGTCCTTGTAATAAGAACTCTTTGTTGAGCGTAGGTATATCAAACTTACTGCCATTGTAATGGATAACTGCATCGCACTCATCAAGCAAAGTATGAATACGTTTAATCATATTCTTATGAGTAGTTTCCATAACAGAATCAAACATAATCTCTGATTTACCTAACCACTTAGCTGCCCAGCACATAACATAACTAGACTCCATAAGCTGATTAAGTGAAACGTTTTGATTCCATAGTCCCCATACATGAGCTGTATTAGGGGAAGTTTCTATATCAAGTAATAGGATTTTCATTATTAAGTATTTCCTTATATTGTTTAATCCAGTCTTTACGACTGTCTAACCATTTGAATCCATTCTTAGTTGCCCAATCTCCGTAAGTAGTTTTACTTTTCTTAGAGATTTTAACAGAAGGATTCTGAAACAGAAAGATAATAATAACGTTAGGATTACTATCTCTAAACCAAATCATTTTCTTTCGTGTTTGTAAATCTAATTTACCCTTAGCTTCAAGATAAACTTCTTTTGTTTTATGAGTCTTGAAGTCAGGGATATAAGTTCTATATATTTGTGGTTGTATATATTTAAACTTGTCTTGTTCGTATGAACTTTGGTTAAAGTGTTTAACTAATAGTTTCCAAACTACAGCTTCGAATTTACTTTTGAATGTAGGAGTCAAACCTATCCTTCCAATTGTCTTCGATAGAACGTTTCATCCATAAACAAGTAGCATTACGTATGAATCTATCATCATCAGCGTATAGGTCTTGAACAATCTCAAACATTTCTTGTTCTGTTTCACAATTACCTAGCATGTTTTTTGCTTTTTTATCACCTAATCCTTTAATTCCTATTACATTATCAGCTTTATCGCCTTTAATACATTGTTCAAAGAATAAACGATTACCTTCTAACTCTGTTTGTTCAAGAAATAAGTCAGGTCTCTTCCATCCCTTACCACTTATTTCCCATGAGAAGTGATGACCAGGTACTTGTAATAAATCTTTATCAATAGTGCAAATAATAGTACCTTGTTCTTTCTGAAAGATAGCTAATGCGTCGTCAGCTTCTAATCCTTCAGGTGACATTTCTGCACCCATTTTTTTAATTGCATAGTCTTTAAGTTTTTGCAAGTGAACAGGTTTTACTGCTGTTCTATTTGCTTTGTAGGTAGGCAAGACATCCTTACGAAAGTTACTAGGTGATGAAATAAATGCACGATACTCTGTTGCTTTTACTTTGCCTAGTATACCATCAAGCATGTCTTGACATCTACTTTTAGCAATACCAAATGCCTCAGATTCAGCCGAAGAGGCTGCTCTGAAGCATACGATATCCATGTCAATAAGTGCTAACACTAAAACGGAACATCATCAGCAAGTTCTGAGAAAGCCTCGTCACTTGCTTCTGTAGTTGCACTACCTAATGAACCATGTAATACAAAGTGTTCATAAGTTTGTGCTAAGGCTACAACGTCTGCTGCGTTTAGTTTAGTACCATGTGTTGCTAAGGTAGCTACTGCATTAGACAAAGAGGATTGTCGAATAATCATAATCTGACGATCTGTTTCTGCACCTTGTGTTACTTTAGTTGCAGGTTTAGAAAGAGTAGGATCTTGCTTACCTAACCCTGTCCATTGCCAATAACCATTATCATCTTTTTCAGACATAATATCTACTGTATCTCCTTTCTGCCATGTTTGTGCTGCTTTAAATACTGCAGGATTACCAAATGACATTAACTTTTTAGACTGAGCCTGTCCTTGTTCGTTCTTATATGTAATCTCTAAGAACTGATAGGAACGACCATTCTTGCCTGTTTGTGTTTGCATTTGTCCTACATCAATTACTGTAATTTGCATTGACTATCTCCATGTTTTTCCAATCAGAACCTACTTGACACTCGACTCTCATTGGAAGGTTAAACTTAACTTTGAATAACTTTTCAAAGTTCTTAGGAACATCATTAAAACATTTATCAACAATGTTCACTATACTTATATTATCCCACACTTTAGGATTAAAGTCAAGTATTATAGAATCATGTACAGTATTAACCATTATAATTCCTTCCTTGTCTTTAAGTCTATTGTATAATGATACTCGTGCAATAGCCATTAGGTCTGCACCTAATCCCTGCACAGGATAATTTAGTATTCTTGTACGAGGGTACTTAACTTTTCCATACTTAGTTACTTCTGGTTCGTAGTAATAAGTTCTACCTGTAGGCATAATTAATTTACCATCTCGTTTAGCACGAAAAACTAACTCATCATGCCAAACTTGTAGTTGTTTGTATTTGTTATAAAACTCATTAATAATCTTTTGCCAGTAGTCTTCATTACCTACGTCTTTAAAGTTAGGATCGTTAGCATAGCTATAAGCAGAGCCTCCATAGATAAGGCGGAATACAAAGGTCTTAGCAATCAAACGACTTGGTAAACCAAAACGTTCTTGGTTGTCTGAGTGCATGTCTGTACCTTTCCATATCTCATCTATGGCTAATTTATCTTGAGATAGATAGGCAGCACCTACCCATTCAAGTTGTTTTGCATCTGCTTGTAATAACATTAGAGGTCTCCTAAGTCAGCTTCCTCTTGCATTAAAGGTGGTAAATCGGATATAACTTTTTCGTTATATCCGACTACCTCTGGAAGTTCTTCTTCAATGCCTACATAAAATTCTGTTTGAGCGGTAGGGATCGGTTGAATTATAACTTCCTCATCACCTCGTATATCTACAATTTCAATCTTGGCATCGTAATTAAGCCAGATTCCAAAGATTAACGTGGTGAAAAATGCTACAATTGCTATTACAATATGGGTGTTTCTTGTACGTAGTTCTTTATTGTTCATCTATTCTCCATATCTAGTTTTAAATAATGATTTAATTTCTCCATCAAAGTTTTGTAGATTAGGTTTACTACTGGATAGTCTCCCTGTACGTGCTACACATTGATTGAGTTGACCATGTAATACTCCTTTTCTCCAGTTCTGTTCATCAACAAGTTTGTTTAAACCTCTATAGTAAGTTGTCAATCTTTTGTCTAACGTTGCTCTAGTTTGTAACAAGCTAAGTATTTCTTTAGCATCGTTAGTAGGTAACTTTAATTGTTTAAGAGTACTCTCGTCTGTAGAGTAGTAACCTTCTTTAGCTAGTTCTGATTTAGGTAAAGGTGTACATAATCTAGGTAGTACTAAAGTTTTTTCTTCCCATTTGTATTTGATTTGTCCTTTTTTAAGACCTGTTTTATATACTCCAATCTCCACCTGTTCGCGGTATTTAATGTCTCCACCATAAATGAGAGCAGAAAGATGCTCATTACTAGAGGGATTGAAATCAGGATGATTATGGTGCTTATAAAGTCTTCTATCAAGTTTTCCAATTTGTTCTTCAAGTTCATTAGCGAGTACCTCACTCCAGTTGTAGTCATAAGTTATACCATTAAATTCCATTTCTTCTAATACAAGTAAGTCTTGATTATGTAAACTAATTAGTCGTAAGAGATGTGGTTGTTTATGTAAGTCTTCTATTTGTTTACGATAGACTTGTTCTGTAACAATAAGGTCTTGTCTAAGATAGTCAAACAATATATCTTTAGGTATGTTAGGTGTGTTAATACCATTGTTCCAGTATTCTTCTTTTACTGTGTCAAGTTTTTGTTCTATACCATAATGTTCTGCTACTTCATTTAGACTAGGGTAGGGTTTGTTTTGTCCTGTAAGAATGAAGTGTACAAGTTGACAATCCCATATCCGTTTCTTATTAAAACGTATACCATATTTACGTAGCCAGTGTAAATCAAACTTGATGTTAAACCCTACAAGAATATCCGTTGAATCTAAGGAGAGTTGAAGATTCTCCAGATTGTTCTTGTAAGGTTGTGCATCAAACTCAATTATATAAATTGATTGTGGTGAGTTATTGTAAGGAGTTGATGTAGTACCTACTAAACAAAGGCTATTGTTTTGGTCAAACGGATTACCTTTATTACTTATTGTAGTTTCAACATCAATAATTGTGTAGTTCATTTTTTCTCCTTACATAATCCTATTATATTAAACTCACCTGGATGGCTTCCTGCTGTACACCACCACTTATTATTATACCATACTTTTGCAGATTGTCCACACTTATTGCAAACTTTTTTAGCTTTATCATATTTCTGCATATCGAGCTACCTCTGGTTGAATGATGACTTGTGTTTGCCCATGTCGTAAATCAGGCAACGAATCTGTATCACCTAGTAGTTTATTTTTACTAATGTTAAGGTAACGTCTACGAGATGTGTTGTCTTGTTCTTTACCAATACCTAATATCCAATCAGCTTCTCCTTGTTTAGCTGTTTTACTACTGTCTACCATATCCATAGTTAACCAGAGTTTACCCTCTGCTTCACCACCTGCTTGACTAACAGCAATAACAGGTCCATATTGTTTAGAAAGTTCTCTTGCCCATTGGTAGATAGCTTTAAGTTCTAAGTCATTACGATCTGCTTTGAATCCTTTAATCTTATCTATCTGGTCAAATATAATAAGACCGGGATTGTATTGTTTTAATACAGCTTCAATACGTTTAGCATTTGATGAGTCATTAAAGTCAAAGATTTTAATGCGTCCTTCTGTAATGTCCATGTATTGTTTTGCATAGTGTGGTATATTACTAAACAATTGTTGTGTTTCTAATCCGAGTAAAGCTTGGTAACAACGGATAGCTACTTTCTTACCTTGCTCTTCGTTGTTAAACCATATAATATCTTTGTCAGTTTGAGCTACCATGTTAGTAATTTCACTAGCTAAGAAGGTAGTTTTACCAGTTTCAGGTCTAGCAAAGATAAATCCAAAGTCTCCTTGACGTAGTGAACCCATTGATTTGTTAAGCCAATTTAATCTCCAACGTAGTCCAGACTCTGCTACTTGTGATTGGTACAAGTCAGCAAGATCAGTAGTAATTGCTTCTGGTTTATCATCTTCTATATCGTCTTGTTCAAACTCTAAGAATTTGTCGAATAACTTTTGTATTTCTGTATTGCCGTCCTCTACGTCTAGTGCTATTTTAGCTAGACTACCTGCAAGACAGCGTGTCTTGTGTGTACGTAGTAGTTCGATAAGAGGTTCTGTAATTTCTTCTGTGTTGTAATAAAATACTTCATCAATAAGGTCTTTAAGTTCTTGTCGTTCTGATGATTGTAATAAATAATTATTATTATAACTAATTTCTAATTGTTCTTTTGTAATACTATTAGTATTATATTTATTATAGTAACTATCAATACTAATAAATAATTTATATAAGTTAGTATAATTAGTTTTAATAAATTCTAAATTAAGATACTTATAATAATTACTATATAACTCTTTGTCTTCACAAAAAAGTTTAGCTATTTGTTTTTCAACCATTTTAAAATCTCTCCTTTACTATATTCTTTTGGATCTGCTGCAGTTATAACTACACTCGCAGCGATGCTTTTTGCTTTTAAATTATTCTTAATCTTAATTGCTTGTTTAGCTTTATCACGATCTAACCATATTGTAACAGGTTTTTTTGAAGCTGTCAACTTTTGTTCTAACTCAGTAGAAACTGTTGATCCTAATAAAGGGATAGCACAGTAGCCTTCGTAACGTAGTCGAGCAACTTTAATTGCAGAGAGTACATCTTCAACAAGTACAATCTTATCTCCTTTGCCATAAACTATAATAGGTTTTTGTCCTTGTGATTTGTATTTAGCTCCATCAGAAAAGTTACGTCCTTGCCAGTAGTTTCTACTACGAATAAGTACTAAAACTTTATGTAATGGAGACCATTCCATTTTGTATTTTATTGCATCTTCGCTGGAGATGTCGTATTTTAGCAACCATTTCATAGCTTTTTGTGGAATATCTTTGATGGTAGTAATCATTTCAAACTCTTTAATTATAGGTTTATTATTGAAACGTTGACGTAGGGAATTAAGATCATTTTTAATTTTATTATAACCGCAACCAAAGCAATAGTAATTGTTAGTATACTCTGCTAGGTTATCTTTACTGCCACACTTAGGGCAAGGGTTATGTCCTAGAAACTGACTCATGATTCTCCTTAGTTTTAATTCATACAAAAACACAATACAAATGTTAATAAGTATGATATAATATACATATAGAATGAAAATTTATTTTATTAATCTAAACGAAAGGAACTATACTATGTGGACAACTCCATCAGCTACTGAAATGCGTTTTGGTTTTGAAGTTACAATGTACGTAATGAACAAATAAGGAAAGGGGATTACTCCCCTTCCTCTACTTCATCAAACTCATCAACATCACCTCTTAAATCTTCACGTTCATCTGCATTTAATTCTCTTTGTATACTTTGAAAACAAGTATTACATAGGTCTACATATTCACCAGTAGTAGCAGACTTCCTAGTCGATTCAAAATCTGATAGTTGTCTATCACAAGCAATACATCTCATAAGTTTTCCTTTTCGTATTGATGTATTGTTATAGTAACATAGATTTTAAACCTTGTCAAGTTCTTTTTCTATAAAAGGTTTAGTTCCCATTATAAAGTCGAAAGCTTTTTGTGCTAAGGCACTAGCTTTCATAATATTTTTAGTATCTTTTTCAAGTACTTCTAACCAAGAGTTAATGTACTCTGTGTGTTGTAGTTTACCTTCAACACCATTGGCATTACATAACATAGCAGCACCTAGTTCTGCTACAAGTTCTTCAAAAGCATAAGCTTTGTCTCCGAACCTATTGTTTAAATCTCTATTAAGGCGTTTCTTATGTCCTGTCCAATGTGTAAGTTCATGAAACGTAGTTGCATAATAATCTTCTGCAGTTTTAAACTTTGTAATTTTTGGTACTTGTATTAAATCCATACTAGGTATGTAACAAGCTTTGTCATAACCTACTTGAAGTTCTGCACCAGTGCGTTTAATAACTGTGTCGCAATTATCTTTACGAAACTTTACTTCTTCTGGTTCAGGTAATGGTGACATACCCTCAACGTTATCACGATTGAATACGTTGTATGATCTAACCATTTTCCACCAATGTTCTTTACCTTGTTCATCTACTTTAGACATTGGTTTATAAAAGATAATAGGAACAGACTTAGCACCTTTCTTAATAGGTTTGTCTAGTCCTGTTATTTGTTTGGCTTGATTGTATGTCATCCAATAAGGAGACATACCATGCTTCTCATCTGTGTTCATGTTAAGCCACATCCAATTAAATCCTGAGTACTCATGACCAGTAATAAGATTACGTGGTCGTGTAGTTTCCCATGACTTAATCCATTTACCTGGATTACTACGTAGTTCTTCTAATATCTTTTGTGTTACTTGTTTTGCTACTTCTGCTGAGTTCATAAATTCTCTCCTACAAATTTAATTCGATAGTTTTCCCTGTCAGGTACGTCAGGCACAAAATCATTATAAAAGTCCTCAAGATATTCATCAAGGAATGAGTCAAGACAGTCAAGAGCATCGCTGAAAGTTTCAAATGTCTCAGGTACTCCTTCACACGTCCAAACATTTTTCCACCCTTCGCAAAGGGTATATGTTTGTATTTCATACATGTTAATATTCCTCTCTTGAGAGTTCTTTTACATCATAATTACAATTAGTATCTTCTAAATTAGTATCAGTCATATACTCTGTAGCATATTCTTGAAATAATTTAATAGCTTTATTTTGACATGTAGCATCAATAGTAAATTTCCATACTTGTTCTTCTATAACTTCAAACTCAAATTGTTTCATAAGCTCTCTCCTAAAGGTTTACCAAATCTAAACAATTCATTTTTATTTACAAGAAATGCTTTCTTAGAAGCAGTATCTCCTTGTCCTATAAATTCTCGATATTGTAATTTATTTAAAAAGATACAACGAATAATATCAATAGGTTTTATTATAATTTTAATTACATTATCACAAAGAATCCAGTAGTCTGCTGTTGTAGTAAGTAATGCTGAAGGTTTATTAAACATTTCTATTTCAATTACAAAGTTATTTGTTTCATGACTCATAGGATCATATTTAATTTCAAAAGATTTATGAATCTCTGGTATCCATAAATCATAACCTTTGTAAGCATCAATTAAAGTTGCACATTTATATTTTTTACGTGCAATTTTAAGTACTTCTTTTTCTACTTTTAAACCACGATTTAAATCAGTATTAAAAGTATTCATTAAAGATTCTCCTTATCATGATGATTAATAACAATAAATAAAAGAAAAGCCTATGGTTAGGGTAGTAACTGCTAATTTAACCTAACTATCCTTGCACATAATGTGAGCAGTTGGATATACATAGACTGAGCAGGATGTGTTGTTCTGGGTATCACTGCCATTATTACCCCGTTAGCAGTCTACTGCTATCTTGGTTAATTTTAGCTGCAATGGCGGTAGCAGCAAGGTATTAACCACACCTAATCACCTAGATTCTTTCAAAGATTCACCATCAGTTAGTCTAGGTAATATCTACATCTCCTTTTTCAGATTGTTCTAAGTCATACTCTTGTTGACCTATTAACTTACGATATAAATAATCTTCCATAATTTGTTCTTGTTCTTGATCTAAACGTTCAGTCATTTTCGTGATCTCCATGTGGTCCGTTGTCAAACTTTTTACGTGCATATTTACTAGCTAATAGACTAGCTACATTATGAGAGTAACCAGCTTCAATATAAATATGATAATACATTTCCCAATAACTTTCTAGTATTGCATCATTTCCTTCGTGACTCATGATAGTTTTTCCACAGTATTAATATCAAAAGAACCCCCACTAATACATTCATTATGTATATCTTCTGATAAAGTTTTATAAAATACTTCTTTAGCATGTTGGTAAGACTCAGCTTCTACATTACATTCGTAGTTTATAAGTTCACTAGCTTTGACTTTAAATTTCATACACAATCTCCTAAATCTTTTAACGTTGTTTGGAAGACTTTTTTTAGTTTAGTCTGTTCGTTTTCTTTATGTTTATCATATAATAAATCAAAGATTTCGTCAAATGCTAGTTTAGATTCTGGACTGAGGTTATGGTATGATTGAGACACCCTAGTAATCCAGACATTTAGGTTTGTAAATTCTTTGTCAGTAAATTGAATAGGCATGTTATAAGACTCCGTTGTTAGTTAGGTTTGATAAATAATTACATTGACTTAGTAAAATATCTCGTCTAGGTTTAGTAGATGTATGACCATATTCATCAGCTTTAGGATAACGATTGTATTGTTTAAAGAAATAATAACAATACATTAACTGTAGTTCATCAGTAGATAGTTCTTTTAGTTTTGGATTAACAAACATAATATCTCCTAGTAAATAAATAAATTTAAAATGCC